GCTATGCCGTAGGTGGTGGTGCTATGAAGAAAAAGAGCTTTGCTAACGGTGGTAAAGTAGTCAAAGGTCCTTATAGTTAATGACCACTTCATCCTCTACTAATTTTGAGCTAGATGTAGCTGAATATATTGAAGAAGCCTTTGAGCGTTGTGGCTTAGAGGTTCGGACTGGTTACGACTTACAAACAGCCAAACGTTCGTTAAATATATTACTAGCTGATTGGGCAAATAGAGGATTAAATCAATGGACTATTGAACAACGTACACAATCATTAACATCAGGTACAGCGGAATATAGTTTAGGAACAGATGTAATTGATATACTCAATGCTGTTATACGAAGAGGAACTACAGATTTTACAATCAGCAGAATTAGTAGGGATCAATACATTAACATACCAGTAAAGTCTACAACTGGTAGACCTAGTCAGTATTTTTTAGATAGACAGATTACACCTAATTTAAAACTTTGGGCTACACCAGAGAACAGCACAGATACTTTTGTGTACGATGCTTTGACTAGGATACAAGATGCAGATACAGCTAAAAATACGATGGAAGTACCGTTTAGGTTTTACCCATGTTTGACTGCAGGACTGGCTTATTATTTAGCCATGAAAAAAGCACCTGAAAGATTACAAATATTAAAAGCTGTATATGAAGAAGAGTTTGAGCGTGCTTCTGCAGAAGATAGAGATCGCTCTAATTTAACATTAACACCTAGTAGCACTTATTATGGATTTGTATGACTAGATACGCTATTGGAAGAAAATCAAAGTTTATATCAGATAGGTCTGGCTTTGCCTTTCCATACAGAGAGCGAGTTATGGAATGGAACGGTAATGTAGTTCATAGATCTGAGTATGAGGTAAAACACCCTCAACTTACACCACGCAAACCACCATTAGAACCACAAGCTCTATATCAACCTAGACCACAGCAAGAGGATGATAATAAACAATTAATTGTAATTACAAATACTGGACTTGGTATACTAGGAACTAAATTAGATTCTTTTAGTGCCACTATAAGTTTAGGAACAGTAACAGTGAGCACATCATGAGCTTTACATTAACTACATTAACGGCTTCTGTGCAAGAGTGGACACAAAATGATGAAAGCACGTTTGTAGCTGAGATACCATTTTTCATTAAAAACGCAGAAGAACGTATTTTTAAAACTGTCGATTTAGATTATTTTCGTAAAAACGTAACTGGTGTAGCGACGTCAGGTAATAAGTTTTTACAAAAGCCAAGCGATTATTTAGCAACTTTTTCATTATCTTTAGTAAGTAGTGGATCAAATGTTTTTTTACTACAAAAAGATGTAAACTTTTTACAAGAATATCACCCTGACCCGACAGTAACGGGAACACCGAAATATTATGCACAGTTTGATGTTGATAATTTTATTTTAGCACCCACTCCAAATGCCAACTTTACAGCGGAATTACATTATTATTACAGACCAGCATCACTCACAACTGATGATAGTGGATCAACTTGGATTAGTACAAACGCCCCTGATGCTTTACTATATGGTACATTAGTAGAGGCATATACGTTTATGAAAGGGGAAAAAGATTTGTTGGATTTATATAACGGTAGATATTTAGAATCTATTGCACGTCTCAAAAATTATGCAGAAGGTAGAAATTACTCTGACTCTTTTAGAGAAGGTTTGGTTAGACAAAAACAAACATGAAGAAAAGTAAAAGTGTAGCTATTGTTGGTTTAGGCAATAGCTTTAGTGAATTTATTCTTGCTAGAATTAGAAGCGAAAAATTTGACGAAATATGGGCGATTAATTCTATGTCAGGTGTAATATATCATGATAAATGTTTTATGATGGACCCGCCCTCTAGGTTTTTAGATACTCCTAATGCTGGTAAACAAACAACAATAATGGCTGATAGATTAAAGTCAAAACTAAATATACCTATATTTTCCTGCACGCTAGATGAAAGATGTCCTGATGTTGTTGAGTATCCACTGCAAGAAGTTTTACAAAAAACTAAATATGCTTATTTGAACAATACCGTCGCTTACGCTTTTGCATACGCAATAGCTAATGATTTTAAAGAATTACATCTATACGGTATTGACTTTACCCATAAGCATATCAATTTTGCAGAGGCTGGTAGAGCTTGTTGTGAGTTTTGGTTAGCCATAGCCATATCAAAAGGTATAAAAGTAAATATTGCTCACAACTCAAGTTTATTAGATACAAATATTCCAGACGATCAAAAGTTGTATGGGTATCATAGACTTGAAGACCCGATAGTTTCTACAACAACACAAGGTCGTATGTTAATAACAAGAAAATCAAAACTAGATCCTCCAGAGCCATTAGATGCAACACCAAATATTATTGGTAGAGAGGATATAGTGGGCGTAACTTACGAGGAGATCAATAAAAATGTTTAATATTAATGTGTCAGAGTTAGGTAATGTAATTGTTAAAACCTCAGAAAAAGGTGGTTTAAACAATGAACAAATAGCAGATTTAGCTGTAGATAAGATTGCAAGTATATCAGAAGATGCTCTGTCACATTTAAAAGAACAAGCTAAATTATTTAGAGAACAACTTAAAGGTATCATTCATCATTATATACTCTTGGCAAGAAAGGAAGAGCGTGCTAGTATTATCCAAGTCCTACGATCAAACGGTCAAAAGGAAACGGCTGAATATATAAGGAGACTCTAATATGGCTATAACACAAGCAATGTGTACTTCCTTCAAAAAAGAGTTATTAGAAGGTGTACACAATTTTAAAAACTCAGGTGGAGACACATTTAAATTAGCACTTTTTGCAGAAGGTAGTGGTGGTAAATCATCAACAACTGCGACATTAGGTGCAACAACAACGGCACTTGTTACAACTGGTGAAGTAGCATCAAGTGGTACATATGCTACTGGTGGTGGTTCTTTAACCAGAGTAGATCCAAGTACTTCTGGGACTACTGCTTTAACTGATTTTGCTGATTTAAGTTTTACTACTGCAACGATTACTGCAATGGGAGCTTTGATATACAATAGCTCTGACAGTAATAAAGCCGTTGCTGTATTAGATTTTACATCTAATAAAACATCAACAGCAGGAACATTTACAATACAATTTCCAACAGCAGACGCATCAAACGCTATTATTAGAATAGCCTAACAAAAGGCTAACCAATGGCGAACATTACTGGTTGGGGTCGAGGCACATGGGGTGAAGGAGCTTGGAACGCTCCTCTAGCCGTTGAAGTTACTGGTGTATCTGGTACTACTGCACTTGGTAATGAAGTTGCTTTTGCCAACATAACTGTTGTTGAAACTGGTTTAGCAGGAACATCTGCACTAGGGAATACAGTTGAAACTGGTACTGCTAAATTTACAGTAACTGGAGTATCAGGAACTACGGCACTAGGAAACGAGGTTTCTTTTACAAATGTTGTTGTAGTTGAAACTGGACTTCAAGGAACTACTGCATTAGGCAATGTAGTTTCAGATGGTGGTGCTGTTGCAACTGCTACGGGATCAGCAGGTACTTCAGCGGTAGGCAACACGACAGAAACTGGTACTGGAGTTGTTTCTGTTACTGGAGTAGCAGGAACCTCAGCATTAGGAAATGGTCAAGCCTTTCCAGAATTTGTTGTGGGTGTAACAAGTTCTGCTGGAACTGGTGCAGTAGGTACTGCCTCTATATCTGGAACATGCTCTTTTTCTGTTACTGGTGTTGCTGGAACTTCAGCATTAGGTGATGAAGGAACATCGGCTGGCTCTACTGTTGTAGAAACGGGACTATCAGCAACTGGTTCTATAGGCACTGCTACGGTGTTACCATCTTTAACAATTCCAGTTACTGGTTCTGCAGGAACTGGTGCTATTGGTAATGCTCTTGGAGCTGGAGGAGCACAAGTTGTTGAAGAGGGTTTAACTGGGACTATTAACATTGGTAACGAAGCTGTAAGTGGTGGAGCAACTGTTTCTGTAACTGGTGTTAGTGCCACTGGTGGCATTGATACAGACTCAACATTGGTAACTTTTATTGTTACAGTAGTAAGTGGTAATCCTTCTAATCACCCTTATTACAATCAAGGCTCAACAAACAAGTATGCGATCGGCGGAAGCACAGCTTCTGCTGATGTAGTTCTTACATTAATAGAAGGTAGAACTTATAGGTTTGATCAATCAGATAGTTCAAATAGTGGACACCCAATAGCTATTTATGAGGATGCTGATAAAACGACACAATACACAACTGGTGTAACTACAAACGGAACTGCTGGGCAAGCTGGAGCTTACACACAAATAACTGTACCAATAGGTGCTCCAACATTATTTTATCAATGTACAAACCACGCTTTGATGGGAGCACAGCTTAACACTGATAGTGCAACTGGCACTGTTGTGACTGGAGGGGCAGTTTTTGCCACAACTGGTGTAGCTGGAACAAGTGCATTAGGAACAGTTTCTGCTGTCATACCTATTGTTGTGTCTGTTACTGGTTTTGGTGTTACAACCTCATTAGGAACAGCCACGAGTTCTGCTGTATCAAATATTGTTATAACTGGTGTAGAAGGCACTGCGACGTTAGGAACTTTAAATTTATACGGTATCATTGCAAATGATATATCTGTGAGTTATACTGAGGTAACTCCGTCACAAACACCAAATTGGGCGGCTTGATTTAAAAGGATGGTAATATGGCAAGTACATTCGTAAATAATTTAAGACTTGAGGAAATGGCGACTGGAGAGCAGTCGGGTCAATGGGGTACAAAAACAAATACGAACTTAGAACTCATAGGTGAAGCATTAGGCTTTGGCACAGAGGCAATAACCACCAACGCTGATACTCACGCAACAGCAGTGGCAGATGCAACTAGTGATGAAGGCAGAGCCATGTTTATAAAATATACTGGCACACTAGATTCAGCTTGCACCATTACAATATCACCGAACACAATGAAAAGAGTTCATATTATTGAAAACGGAACAAGTGGTTCTCAAAATATTATTATATCACAAGGTTCTGGTACAAATGTAACCATTGCTCCAGGAACTGCAAAAGTTTTATATTTAGATGGTGGAGGAAGTGGAGCCAATGTTGTCGATGCTTTTGCACACCTCGCCGCAGTTGATTTAACAGTAGATGATGATTTAATCGTAAGTGATGATATTACATTAAAATCAGATGGAGCAGTTTTAGGGTTTGGTGCTGATACAGACACTACACTTACACATACTGATGGCACGGGACTTACACTAAATAGCACAAATAAATTGACTTTTGGTGACACTGCGAGTTTTGTTCAACAATCAAGTGATGGTACGTTAAGAATAGACGGTGAGGCTATAATAGACTTAAACGCTAGTACGAGAGTTGATGTTTCAACTGATTTACAAGTTGGTGATGATTTAAGTTTAGCATCTGATGGTGCAGTTTTAAACTTTGGTGCAGATAGTGACGTAAATCTAACTCACGTTGCAGACAGTGCTTTACTTTTAAATGATGCTATTAAAATGACGTTTAGAGATAGTGCCTTGTCCGTGAGCTCTAGCACTGATGGACAGTTAGATGTAGATGCAGATACAGAAGTAGAAATAACTGCACCAACAATAGATTTAACTGCCT